TCTAAATTCATATCTTTGATATATTCTTTACCTGAAATAGATATTTCTTTTCCAAGATAAATACCGTCTTCAATATACTCACCGCCTTTAAACCAATCATCTTCGTGTGTTTGGCTTAATATCCATAACAACAATCTTTGCTCTTGAACGCTATATGGTCTTGCCTGTTTTGCTTCTGCTACTAAATTTGACACTACCGCCACCTTTATTACTTTTTTATCATTTTGCATAAAGATTCCCTTCAGGTTTATAGTTTTGTTATTCTATATTATTTGCTCCAATCTGCAAGTCTATATTAGAGTATATTATATGCTGATGTTGTCAAGCATATAATAAGCTGGGGCAAACCCAATAGTAGTTGGGGCAAACCCAATAGTTGGAGTAAAAAAGCTGGGGCAAACCCAATAGTAGTTGGGGCAAACCCAATAGTTGGAGGTACCACCCTTCGCTACAGACCGCATAAAACCTATATATTTTGATGGTACCTTAAAAGCCCAAAGCTTTCAAAGTAAAGATATAAAGTTTTCAAAGAGAAAAATAGGAATTTTTTTATCAAATTTAAAAGCAAAAAAGCAAAAAAATGAGATTCTCTGATTTATGATTTACAAAACAAACACCATCCAAATAAATACCGGACCAATCATATTAAAAACGTCTTTACTTGACCGAGGGGTGGTAAGTATACTGCCGGATAGTTTTACGAGGGTTAAATATTAATCCGTCCGTATTTTTAACGGACCAAAATCTATTGCAGAACATAATCATGACAGCAATTGACGAAATTCAAAGTTTGAAAGACAAAAATGGACAGATATTTACTACTGAAAAATTATCTAGGACTGATGCTATTAAATATTTCTGTGTTCAATGCTTAGGTTTTGAGGGACATCCTGATGATTGCGAGATAGAGACCTGTCCATTGTTTCATTTTCGAGGTAAGGTTATGTTAGGAAGATTGAGTGATGAGCAAAGACAAAAACTAAGTGACAATGCTAAAAGGCATGGATTTAAGAAACTAGATAAAACAAAAGCTTGACACGATCCAAACTAAGCTTAAAATAATCTTATTATATTTACCTACGCCCGTACTGCGGTTAAAGTACACGCCTACGCATGTGTTGCGGTAAAAGCACAGATTGGCAAAAATTACGCTGACGCGGTTAAAAATCAAAAGGGTTTCATATGACTGACGAAAATATTTCTATCGAGAATACCGCTGCACCACAGGCAGAACCTGCAGTACAGCAAAGCAATGTTGTAGATACGGTTGTAAAATCTGAACCAACAACTTTCAATCAGGACCAAGTTAATATTATTTCTGCTGACACAAAAAGGCGGACTGAGGAAAGGGTTAGGGCAGAGGTTAAGGCAGAATACGAGTCAAGATATGGTGCTAAACCGAATTTAAGCACCCAAAACGAGGCGATCGGTACAGGGGCTGTACAGTCATCACCCTCCACCAATCAAATCGAAAATAAGGGCTTTAACGAGGAACAGCTCTATCAGAATTTTAGACAGAGGCAAGAGCAAGAGCAGCAACATTTTCAACAACAGCAGATGACGAATGATTTTTTGATGAAGATCCAGGCTAGTGGTAAAGCTGATAAGATCGAATCATCGGGAATAGGAAACTTACCCACAAATCATCCACTGATACCAATGTTGAATTCTCTTGATAATATTGCTGATGTCTTAGATGATTTTTCTGATAACCCTGTCAAGGTAGCTAATTTGCTGGCTGTCACGTATCTAAATCCATTAAACGGATTTAAAGAATTGCAAGGTATTTCTAACTCGATTAAAAGAAACAAAGACGCTCTTGCTAAAGAAAAAGCACCAGTGCCGTCAAGTCAACTGAAACCATCTAGTTTAGGTTTGGGTGGTGGTGAGTTGTCGATGTCGTCTAAGCGTAGTAACAAAGCGTTTAGATTTTGATGATCTGACATTTACTGTTCCATCCAAAAAATATATTGACAACTAATAATTTTTGAGGAACAAATAATGTCTAACCCTACGATTAATTTTTTGCAGCAAGTAAGGACGTATAACGCTGATGCACAATTACCTGGATTTTTGAACCAAAACTGTTTTATATCAGACATTTGCAATCATGAATTTGTTGATTTCGAAAAAAAGACACCTGCAAATTTAGGTGATACCATTGCAATCGCTTTGCCAATGGCTAGTGTTGCTAACGCTGGGCTCATAGTATCGGCTCAACCAGTTCGTCAGAACATTGCTCACCTTTCTGTTATCTCTGCCGCAAACGTCGCTATTGCAGTTACAAACCAACAAAGAATTTTCAATACGAATCATGATGGTTTCTGGAAAATGATCGGTAAGGGTATGATTTCAGAATTAGGAAGCAAGGTTGAGCAATCTATTGCTATGCATGTTAACTCTTCTGCGATCGATATGCGCCTAGATTCCCCAACTTATGGTCAAGAACAATATCTTTCCGGACCAACTCGTTTCGTTGATTGCACCGCTACAGGCCTTTTAAGCTACCAAGCTTTAGATCAGAGCATGTCAGATTTTATTTCTATGGGCGCACCTAACGATGATCATTGTGTCGTATTACCTACTAACTATTATTCCCCAATTATTGGATCAGGCTTAAACCAATTCGTACCGATCCGTAATGATGAGGCCGCGCAAAGTTGGTTAGTCGGTGAATTTGGTTCACCTCGTACTAAATACTACAGATCAAACTACTTGCCTGTTCAAATCGCTGGTGCTTTCGGTGTTGCTGGCACGGTTTGTACAGTTGTAAGCACTAACGATCCAACTGGTACTAACGTAACACAGTTAACATTGTCTAGTGGTGGTGGTAGTCATTCTATCGCTGTTGCTGCTGGTGATATGGGTTGGTTCCTACCTGCTTCCAACATTAATGCATTAACTTTTTATGGTCACATGCAGACTAATCAGCCAGTTCAATTCCGTGTAATTGCTGATGCTTCTTCTAATGCTGGTGCTGTAGTAGTAAATATTATTACTAATACTCATACAGAAGGCCAAGGCTTATGTAGTGTAGTCGGTAATGCATTGCAGAATATTAGCGGAACAATTCAAGCTGGTATGACTGTACAATTCGTTGGATCGCATCGTTGTGGACTTAGGATCTGTAGCAAAGCATTTTACATAGCCGTACCGAGATTAGATAATGAACACCCATTTACCACATCAGTAGATACCGACGATGAAACTAAAGTATCGTTACGTATGTATTATGGTGCTGTATTCGGACAAAATAAAAAGTGGTTGGTGAATGACGTCATATGGGGCGGATTGTTATTATCAAGATATAGCCAACGTTTCTGTTTGCCCTTAACTGGTAACGTTGCATCGGCATAGTAGTGATAGATATTGACTCATAAATTGCCCCATGGTATTTTGCAATTTATGATAAAAAATATAAATAGATTAGATTTTGAAGGCAAGATTCACAGACTCCCTAAAGATGGTTGTTGGGTTTGGACTGGTGCCAAGACAGAAAAGGGTTACGGTACATTTTATACAGATAATAATCGGTATAGAGCTCATAGAATATCTTATGAACTTTATGTTGGTGAGATTCCAGATGGAATGTTTGTATGTCATAAATGTGATAATCCTTGGTGTGTAAATCCTGCACATCTCTGGATTGGTACCAATGCTGATAATCAGCAAGATAAGCATAATAAAGGTAGAGGCAAGGGCTGGATTGTTAACGATGAGGCTAAGTCTAGAATTAGTGAGTTACATAAAGGTAACACATATAATTTAGGACGAACTCTTAGCGATGATCACAAAGCCAAACTTAGCATTGCTCACACAGGTAAAACGCTTAGCGAAGAGCATAAGGCTAAGATTACTGCTAGTCTTGTTGGTCATAAAGTTAGTTCTGAGACAAAAGAAAAACTTAGGGCTGGATCTACTGGTAATAAGAATGCTTTAGGTAAAGTACGTAGTCCTGAATCTATCGAAAGATATAGGAAGGCAGCTATTAAAAGAGAGGCTGTTAAGAAAGCTAACAAATCTTTAAATGATATTAACAATTTAATAACTTGAGGTAAATATTATGACATTTCCAAATTCTTTAGACATTATGCCATTCCCAGTTAATGTTGCAGAACCAATTTTTCCTGCTATTAACAAACCAATAGCTCGCAATCCAGTTGGTTATATTCGTGGTCTTAACGTTACATTGAATGCAACTACTCCTAACACCTCATTAACTATGAGTGAAGGCGCATGCAGTGATATATTAAACAATATTGACATGGTTATACGCGACACTATAACATTTCCAGCCGGTGTATTTACGCGCACATCTTTGGTAATTGATTGTACTACAGTTGGTGTTAATGGTTTAGATACTGGTGCTTTAGCTGCGTCTACTTTCTATTACGTATATGTAATTGGTGATTCTAATGGGTTTAATAAACCTGCTGCATTAGTTTCAACAAAATGTATATACCCTGATCTTGCTTTTAATCCAGCTAATGTACTTCCTATACTACCATACGGTTATGATAGTTTCCGTTTAGTAGATGTTAAAGTAACTGATGGTAGTTCACATTTCCTATTGTCATATACTTTTGGCGACTATGGCTATCGTAAATTTGTTTATGACGCTCCTTTAACAACTGGTTCTTCTGCTTTGACTGCTTCTTATGTAGCTCTTCCTTTGACTGCATGTGTTGCTCCTATTGGCAAAACTGATGTTAACTTTACGGTTGATTATACCCCATTTACCGCTGGAAATGTTCTTTATGTACAACCAACAGGCAGTACTGGTAATGAGGCTAGAATGAGTGGTGTCGTTGCTGCTGTTCATCAATGGGCAGACTTATCATCTTTAGCATTCTTGAATGTTGGCGGTGTTGCCAGTGTTAGTATTAAAGCTACCGGAACAACTCCTACGTCAGATACAGCCGTAATTTACGTGAAATCGTTCGGCTATTGTGTGTAAATAGATTTACTTACTATGTTTAGTGTTTGGTTTGATATTATATTCATCCGCCAGGGAGACTTGGCGGGTGTCTTACTGATCTGATAATGGGGAGTATATGAGTTATACTTTAAATAATTTAATTACTGACGCATTTTATATAAGCAAGGTAAGGTCTCCTGATTTTCAGACAGTGACCGGGGCCGACATTACGCGTGGTCTTGATTTGATGAATTCCGTTCTTTCTGCTACTTCTAGCAATACAAAAATGATTCCATATTATTCGGAATATACATTCAATGCTGTAATTGGTCAGGAAAAGTATTTCATTCCAAATTTGATGGAACCGTTCTCAGCAACATTTATGGATTCTGTAGTTAGGTACGCAACTTTCGATAAATCGCGTCGAGAATTTCATAGCACTACAAAAATATATGGAATTGAAGCCTACCCATTCGACACATCATTTGAGCGATGTTTAAATGGATGCAATTTGTACATGTATTTTTTACCATGCAAAGCATTTCCATTTCATGTCTGGGGGAAATTCGGTTTAGAGGCGGTGACTGTTGATGATTTAACAACTGATTTATTATTAACATATGACCGATGGTATTGTGATTATTTATGTCATGTTTTAGTAAAAAGGATATGCAATTTTTATGGCATGTCTATAAGTCCGGAAGTACAAAATATTATTGATCAAATCTCAAATAATGTAGCCGATATGAATGTCATAGATTTATCGAGCAGAAAGATTGATTTGTATAACCAACGTAATCAGCTGTCTTGGGCGCAGATAAATATTGGTAAAGGTTTTGAGCCATAAATATGCCACAATTACCACTCAAACTTACATGTAGTTCAAAATTCGGTGTCTCGAAGAAGATATCGGCAGAACAAGTTTATAACATGTTTATGTCTGATGGGTGGATGATAGATTATGCCGGACATGAAAAAGCTGTTACCTTTCCCATAACCAATGGAACGGGTCGCGGAATATTCTATAGCTCTCGTTCTGATAAACTATTTGTAGTCATCTCTCAAAACATTTATACCGTTGTCGCCAATTATGGCAATCTAACATACACCCTAGTTGCAAGCATTGGATCAACAACAACAGATGTTTTCATAGATGAAAATTTACAGAATCAAATAGCATTTTGCGATAAAACTGATATTTATATTTATGATTACTCAACTAGCGCTTTTGCTAAACTCGCTTTAGATTTCTCTGCTGGCTATGTAACCTTTCAAGATAATCGATTCATTGCCACGGCAAATAATTTGCCACAATGGAGACTTTCAGATTTCAATCTATTATCCATTGCTACCGCTGCTGTAGTTTCTGGTGGTTCTGGTTATCATGTTGGGGACGTTTTAACTGTGGTGAATGGTGGGTTGAATCAAGGGACGCTAACAGTTACAGGACTTAGTGGAACTGCTGTATCTACTGTAATAGTTAATATCCCTAGTGCTGCTAGTGGCGCAGGATCTGGTTATATTAACACTACCTATCCTGTTTCTGGTGGCTATGGAATTGGTGCTACATTCGCCGTTACGATAACCAGTGGATTTACCCCATCATCTCAGCAGATAGGTACATTCCAGTCTAAACCTGACAGTTGTTTGGCCTGTGTGCGTGTTCCTGGGCGTTCTGGGCAAATATTAATAATGGGTTCTGTAGTTACTGAGATATGGACAGATCTTGGATTACAGTTATTCCCATATCAGCGTAATAGTGGTTATACCATAGACTATGGATGTTTAAATCCCGCTACTATCGCAGCTAGTGATGACTTTGTTGTTTGGCTTGGTAGTAATGAAAAATCAGGTCCTACCATAATGATGTGTTCCGGCAGTGGTGTTCAACAGATATCATCTGATGGAATAAATTACACATTATCTACCATGGTTAATCCTGAGAACTCCCACGGATTTATTTTTAAACAAGCCGGGCATATGTTTTATCAAATTACATTTCCCGATCCTAAAGATAATGTAACTTACATATATGACTTTAATGCAAAGAGTTTTTATACTCTCTGTGATACAAATCAAAACTATCATATAGCAAGACGCGTGGCATATTTTAATAATGATTATTACTTCATTAGTTTTAATGATAACAATCTTTATCAATTATCTGGAGAAATTAATACCGCCGATGGAGAAGAGATACCAAGGATTATAATTACCGCTCCATCTGCTATGCCTGATAGAAATCCATTTATTATAAATAATCTAACTTTCCCTATAAAACAAGGTGAAGATACTGGCGAAGAGATAGGTTCTTACGCTGTCGATTCTTATATAATAGATAATGACGGAAACTATTTAATAGATAATGATGGCGATCAGATTATCTATCAGGTAATGGATTACTCCGCTATAGCATCAGCAACATCAAATTCTAGGGTTGATTTGAGTACGTCTTCAGATGGTGGCGTTACTTTTGGCAATCCAGTGGGAATTTATTTAAACAGTACGGGACATCGTAGAAATATATTTAAGTATTACAATCTAGGACGGTATAATGAAGTAACTTTCCAATTTAGATTTTGGGGTTTGGGTCGTTTTGTCCTCACTGATGGGGTCTGTGATTGTACACAATAATAATAAAAAATAGGTGATTTTATGTGGCCAGCGTTAATAGCAGGTGCAGCGAGCAGTGGAGGCGGTCAAGGTGGTGGTCAAGGCGGTGGAATGATCAAAGATATAATGGGTATAAAAGATCAACAAGCCGCTAAGATGATGGGGTTGGGGAGTCTTGTCGGTGGTTTATTTGGTGCACGTAATGCACAAGACCCGGGAAAAATAGCTGGCCAATATTATCAACAAGCTAACCAATATTTAGGCCAAACCCCTGGATATGTAGATCAATATCTTTCTCCATATATGCAAGCTGGTCAAGGAGCTATGGGGACATTGCAAGGACAGTATCAAGGACTTTTAGGACAAAATCCATCGGGGCAATATCAAAATCTTGTAAATCAATCTAACCCTATGGAAAATTACTTGGGTTTAACACGTAATCCAGGCGAGATAATGAATCAAATGGGTTCAGGATATCAACAATCCCCTGGTTATCAATATAATGTAGACCAAGCAACAAAAGCATCTAATAATGCCGCAGCTGCTGGTGGTTTTATAGGTAGTCCCCAACAACAAGAACAGTTGGCGCATCAGGTTAGCGGAATGGCAAGCCAGGATTACAATCAATATTTAAATAATGCCATGGGGTTATACGGCCAAGGTTTACAAGGGATGAATAATTTATATGGTCAAGGTTTGCAAGGCATGGGAAACCTTTACGGTGCTGGCATGCAAGGTATGCAAGGTCAACAGCAATTAGGTTATGGTGCGGCGCAAGGAGCAAATCAAACGCTGTCAGATATGTTAAGAGCGCAGGCGCAAAATGCACAGTCACAAGCTGAAATGCAATATTATAATACACAAGATCGTAATAAAGCTAAAGCAGAGCAAGGATCTGCTATGGGCGGTTTATTTGGTGGATTGTTGGGCGGATTATTTTTCTAAAATAAATTAAAAAAAGAGCACTTTTATGGCATACGGTTATCAACCACAGTATTACGGTCTTTATGGCGGTAGAGATATCAACGATATATATCAAACGATGCTTAAGAATGGTGAAATGGCAGTTCGCAATAGAGCTTTGCCTGGATCGTTGCAAGAAGAGTTAAGGAAATCGCAGTTATATAATCAGTATTACGGACCTACACAACAAGCTAATATTGATTTAATTAACCAAGGACAAATTCCGCATTATCAAGCTGGTTCTAATTACCTTAACCAACAGGCGCAATGGCATGGTCCTAATATTGCTTCTGAAATAGCTCTAAGAGGAATGCAAGGAAATCATCTAGGGGCACAAAATGCTTTGTTAGGAGAGCAAGCAAGCGAATTACACATGGGTAATAATCGTCAGCAAAGAATTATTGATCTACAAAGATCAATAGCTGAAATGGAGCAGGGTGTAAGTCCTCAGCAAGATTATGTTGCTCCACAGCAGTCATATAATCCTTCTCCTGCTTCATTAAGTAATGCGATGCAGAATGGAATTAATGCGTCTGGACAACAAATGTCAGCCAATCAGCCTCAAGTTGCTGCTCAAAATCCTAGAACATTATCAGAATTAAATCAATTAGGGGCAATACCAAAACCAATAAATAATCCAAGAGAAATAACTGGTGAGCAAATACAGCAGTCAATAAATGATATAATAAAACAATATCCAGAACAAAATCAAGGAAGAGCTATAGCTCCTATTGGTCAGAAAATGAATCAACAGCCTATAGCTGCTGAGCCTACTGCTTTGCCACAACCACAATTGTCGCAATTGGATAGAGCAAAACAAGAATTATCAATGTTACAAGGGTTAAGAACAGGTGGTAAAGATACTTTAGAGGCTAAAGAAGAGCGTGCGGTTAGTACAACCGAAAGAAAAGAAGATATTAAGGAATATAATAAAACTATAAATGCAGCTAATGCTTCTGGTAAAGCCGCGCATGAGGTAAATAAATATTTAGACAAATTTGAAAATTCATATGGAAAGTTAGGATCAGCGGAAAAAGGTGTATTAGCTGGTAGAGCTCCTGCTGTTAGTTCAAATGCGCAGCAAGCTGATTTAGCTGCACAGAATATCCAAGCTGGATTAATGATATTGTTTAAAGGCGGAAGAATTACAGAGAAACAATTAGAATTTTTAGGAAGATTAAAACCAAATAGAACCATGAATCCACCTGCAGCTAAAGCAGCTATGGATTCTTTGCGTGCATATTCAACTAGATTTACTGAAGAGCAACCTTTCTTAAATGCTGCGAGAGCAAAAGGGTTGAATTCACAAGATGCGAAGACTCTTTGGAATGCTTATGATACCGAACGTCCTGCATATGATGAAGTTAACCAAAAACCTTTAATAAAGAATCTTCATTCATTCAAAGATTATTTATCTCCAGAAGCTTTAAATGCAGTCAGAGAAGGTAATCAATATTCTCCGAAAAAAGGTGGGATGGAGAATATTGAGGATGAAAAAATGTTTAATGGGCAAAGGTATGTAAAAATTAATGGTGAGTGGCATCAATCATGAGAAAAATAACAGACCCAAATTTGCTTGCTCAATTAGAAGCGGCGCCTTCAAATTATAAGAAAGTAACTGATCCTAATATTATTGCGCAATTAGAAGGGAATGAACCACAGCAACAAAATTGGCAAAAAAGATTAGAAAATTCATTTCCTGGCGGTTTAGCTACAAGCGTAGGAAATCAAGTTATGGATTTCGCCTCAATGCCAGAGCAATTATTAAGAGGAGGGGCACATACCATAAATTCACTTCTTAATAAAATTCCTGGTGTAAATATTCCTCTTCCAGATTTAAATTACAGAACATTGCCAAGAGCAGAAGAACCAGAGAACCCGGGGTTAGGATATCAAGCGGGCCATTTTGTTGGTGAAGCTGCTCCTTGGATGGTACCTGGAGCTATGGCTGGAAAAGCAGCATTGAAGTTAGGGGGAAAGGTCTTTGGTGCGGTAAATCCAGGAAAGACGGCGCTTACATTACAAGAACTTTTAACGAAAGAATCTGGAAATGCTGTTAGAGCTCCATCTGGTAATTTATATAACAAGGTATTCGAAGGAACAAAACATACTAATATATATGGTGAAAATATTGGCAATAAAAATATAGCTATTCAAGACTTAATTGAGAATGTAGAGAAAAATGAATTACCGGATCTTGTGCATAGATATATAGATTTAAATCCTCAGGAAATTAAAACAGCGTATGTAGACTCTGGATTAAAAAGATTACACAATGTTTTTGAAAAACATCCAACATTGGAGAATGCTCATAAATTGCAATCTCAATTAGGAACTGAGGTTAGGGGGATAAATAAAAAAGGTAAATTAGCTGATGCTGCTGACAAAGCGCATAAAGAAAGTTATGAATATGCTAGGGATATTTTAAAGAATGATATAAATAGTTTTTTAGAAGGCTCTGAATCTGGGTTGGGTAAATCATATAAAGAAGCCACTAGACTTCATAGAGAAAATGTTATTCCTCATGAAAATGCGATTGATATTATTGGCCAACATGTTAATGCATATACCAATAAGATAAATCCAGGATCATTATCTAAAGCACTGGAAAATGCATATAACATTAAATCTTTAAAGAACAATCCTATTCCCCAGGAAGTTATGAAACTAAATGAATTATTAAAAAATCAATTAAGAAATAAAAATTATGCAATTAAAGCGGCTAGCATTACTGGTGGGGCATTAGGATTAAATAAAATTAGACATTTATTGGGATATTAAAAATATGAGTTTAAATACTTTATACGTTCCTCTTACAGGAATACAACAACAGTTAATAGATAAACTTACAGATCAGCCGTTAGCTGGCGGTACAGTATCATTTTTTAAAGATTCTCAAAGAACAGTGCCAAAGGATGTGTATGCTCTTACTAATTCCCCGCCTGATTATGCATATGCTAACATTGGCTCTGTATTAACTCTTAGCTCGATTGGAACTTTTAACGACTCACTTGGTAACAACCTTGTTCCTTACATATATCCTTATGTTGAGAATGGTTTGGCAGGAGCTGGCGATATAGATTTGTACTATATAGTTGTCGCAAATTCTGGTGGACAATTTCAATTTTCTGTAGCAGCTGTGCCTAATATACCGGAAGTCGCAGGACCTGAAGAAACTGCCGATCAACAAAATTTCATTACCAACGGACAATTCCTTTTGGGGCAATTACCAGCGCCAGGAACTATAAGCGCAACCACTACAACCATTGCATACGGCGGTTGGCAATATGTTCGTTCTTCTAATCTTTCTACTGGAGACAAAGTTACTTTTAATAGGTTTAATTCTCCTCTTAATGGCATTCCTTCCGGTAATCCTAGATATGCTTGTAGGGTTGCTTGTAATGCTCCTAATGCTGGCGATACTTCTAAAATATTGCAAATGGTATTTCAGGATGTAAATAGGTTTTCTGACCCCGCTCAACAATTAACATTATTCTTTTCTGGGTTAAATAATATTACTGGAATAATGCAATTAAACGTAAATCTGTATAAAAATTTTGGTACTAGTGGATCGACACCAACAACAACCCCAATAGGATCTTTTGTAGTTAATAGTACTGGATATTCTAATATTGTATTTCCATTTTCTTTTGGTTCTAATTATACACAAACATTAGGCTCTAATAACGATGATTATTTTGCGATACAGATTTCATTTCCGCCGACATCAACATTTGATGTATCGCTAACTGATTTTGTATTGTATTTAGGAGCTGTTAATATAACTGCATATCCATTTGGTGTAGATCCAATTGAGCCATATGCCGTTGATGCTAGTATGGTAACTAATCCTACTACAGCATCATTATCTACAGTAAATACCGCTTTAGCTAATATATATAATTCCGTTATAATATCTCCTTATTATACTAGCGCTGTTATTTCTAGTCCTTTTACTTTTTCCCTTGGGTCACCTGGGGCATGGCAGGTAATAACAGGAACCGATATTTCTGTTATTCCTGGAACGTATATGATTAGTTATAATTGTTCGCAACAGATTTCCGGGCTACAGACAATCGAGGGGTCGGTGAATACTATTGCATATTCCTCTTTATATAATGCTAATCCAACGGTAGTAAATATAATTTCATCAACTTTTCAACAAAACATGGCTGTAAGGACTACGTATGTAGGAGGATTTTTTGGAGGAGGTTGTGCGTCATGTACGATTATTCTGGTTGTCGCTGTCCCAACTGTGTTTAAAGTAGCTGGAATGATAGATAGCAACAATGGATTACAATCTTATAATGCAATTGAAGCAAATATTACAGCTGTTAGATTAGGTAATTAAATATAATATAAAAACAATTAAAATTGGAGAAAGCAGCATGAGCACCACTAAATTACAAATCATCCCAGATATAAACGGTAGACCAACATATGTTATACCCCAGTCAAATGTTATATACACAGGGTTATTATCTGCTAGTGAACAACAAAGCATAACTGCCCCCGCTGACGCGCCTGCATATGCCGTAATAATTGGTGTAGCTAATGGTGCTGATACTTATACGGTTAATGCTACTATTACAGCAGTTAACTTAGGGTAGGTGATATATCTTAGTTCCCTCGTTTGATAATATAAAAGTTGTTGGTGATGATGGCTACTTTACTCCAGAGTATAGAGCCATCATGCAGCAACTTTTTGAGGGATTACAATCGACTGTAGGGAATGAGGGTTTGGTAATGCCCTCTCAGTCTATAAATAATATAAATCTACTGACAAATTCTACAAATGGGTCGCTTGTCTACGATAGTACAAATAATTTAGCTAAAGTTCTTATTAATGGTATATGGCAAGATATAAATTTTTCACCATCACCACTTACATTGCCTATATCTATCGCAAATGGTGGAACGGGTAAAACTACGCAAGCTGATGCTATAACGGCATTATCTGGGACACAAATATACGGGTATTATTTACGTAGTGATGGTACTAACACTTATTTGAATGCTTTAAGCGCAGGAGATTTGACAGGTATATTATCCGCTATAGATATAGGAGCTGGATTAGTTACCGATCCCGTAACGTCGTCAAGTGCTAGTATAAATACGGCATTAAATGATGTGTATAACGCTATTTTATCGCCAATACCAATCCAATTAAGTGTTGATACAACTATAAATAGTGCTAGTTTGGTTGTTGGAGTTTCCTATATATACGAAAGTATTTCGGTGTCGGTTATCACGTTAACTATAATTGGGGGCGCCACAATAAGAAATCCTCCTACACTTAATGGCAGCAGTACTACAATAGGTTTTAATCAAGAGGATAATTTTACATTAACCAAATATTCAGATAATACTATTTTATTAACTTAGAGAAAATTATGACTACTAAATTTGCAAATCAAACAGAATTAAGCATTAACTATGTCACTACAAATAAAGCAGTTGTTGCCATAGGTGATAGTGTTGAAGTAGCTATTGGTAAATTACAAACACAAAATTTTTTCGCAGGAGATGGCACATATATAAGTGGTTGGAGCGCCGCAACTAATACCCCAACGCTATTGAATTCTACTGTAGAAGCTGCTGGTGATTGGTATAATGTTACTGCCGCAGGAACTGTAGACTTTGGGGCTGGTAATATTGTTTTTGCAGTTAATGATACAGTTTATTCTAATGGCACGACATACCAAAAAGGAGTTGCAATTACATCGGATGTGATACTCGCTGACGGTCAATTACTTATAGGTCAAGCTACTGGTCTTGGCGCTGGTAAGACGATGAGCGGCCAAGCTACCATTAACGATCTTGGTGTACTTAGTCTTGCTTTCGGCTCGCATTTAGTTGCCGGTGCTTTTGATGGGACGATAAAAGGTGGTGGTGTCCAATATTTCAATACTGATATTAATATTGCTATAACTGATATGGTTATTGGGACGCCATATGTTTTATATAATAGCCATGCTTCTCTAAACAAAAATATCACAATCACGGGGGGTGGTGCCGTCGTAATAGGTGGAGACGCTTTAACATCTTCTCTTGTTCAAACAGTAAACGCCGGAACTGGGTACACACTCACTTTACAAAATGCTACTACAGTATTGATTAATTAATTATGGCTAATACTAAATATTTAAACCAAGTTAAACTTACGGCAACAGTAACGCCAAGTAATACTGCTATAGCGGCGGGTAATGATGGCCAGGTTGTAGCACAAAACTTACAAGGACAGATAAATTATATTAATTCTACTAGTTCCGCCGCTTATGCAGCAGATATAGTTGGTGGTATAGCTAACGATATCCCATATCAAACAGCAGCTAATGTTACGTCATTTATAACCCCTGTAAACTCAGCTGTATTAATTAGTAGCGTTGCTGGCGTTCCATCGATGGCCACGACTTTACCGGCTGTTGGTATTGGAACATGCACGGTAACCGATCCTAAAACTGCAGGATCTGCTAGTATAAATACTGCCTTATCTGATGTATATGGCGCTATTCCATCTGTGTCTTACCCAATAGCAATAAATAATGGAGGAACTGGACAGACTACAGCGCAATTAGCTATGAACGCATTAGCTGGCGCAGTCACCACTAAATACTATTTACGTGGCGATAATACCAATGTAACAATGTCAGCCATACAAGCCGCAGATGTCCCAACGTTGAACCAGTCTACTAGTGGTACGGCCGCTAACGTAACAGGAACTGTTGCAATTGCCAATGGCGGGACTGGACAAACAACACGGCAGTTAGCTTTAAATGCTATTGCTGGAGCCGTAACTACTAAATATTACCTGCGTGGAGATAACACCAATGTAACAATGAGTGCTATTCAAGCCGCAGATGTTCCAACACTTAATCAAAGTACTAGTGGTACGGCCGCTAACGTAACAGGAACTGTTGCAATTGCCAATGGCGGGACTGGACAAACAACACAGCAGTTAGCTTTAAATGCTATTGCTGGAGCCGTAACTACTAAATATTACCTGCGTGGAGATAACACCAATGTAACAATGAGTGCTATTCAAGCCGCAGATGTTCCAACACTTAATCAAAGTACTAGCGGAACGGCCGCTAACGTAACAGGAATTGTAGCCTTAGCTAATGGTGGAACTGCTGCTAACTTAACAGCAAATAACGGTGGTATATTCTACTCTACTGCATCAGCTGGAGCTATTTTATCCGGCACAGCTACTGCTAAACAGGTTTTAGTGTCTGGCGCTTCTACTACTCCCGCTTGGAGTACAGCTACCTACCCAACTACAACTACCGTAAGTCAAATACTATATTCATCATCTGCTAATGCTATTGCTGGTTTAGCTACTGCAAATTCTGGAACATTAGTTACATCATCAACGGGCATTCCTTCTATAATTGCAGCCGGAACAACGGGACAATTCCTAAGCGCTAGTACCGCTGGTACTCCTGGGTGGAGCACTGCTACTTATCCAACTTCGACCACAATTAGTCGTATATTATACTCATCAGCGGCGAATACTGTTTCCGAATTAACGACAGCAAATAATGGAGTTTTGTTAACTAATGGGACCGGTGTTCCTTCTATTGGAACAGCTACCTTAGCTGTTGGTGGTACAAGCAATAGTTTGTCTGCTAGTGCTGGTGGCGTTGTTTGGTCTGATGCCTCTAAGTTAAATATTCTAGCTGGAACTGCAACAGCTAACCAATTATTGCTATCCGGAGCCTCTGCTACTCCAGTGTGGTCAACAAGTACATATCCAACAACAAATGCAGTTAGTACCTTATTATACGCAAGTTCTGCAAATGTAATGTCTGCTCTTGCTACTGGCAATAGTGGAACCCTGATAACCGATGCTGGCGGTATACCATCTATAAGCTCTACGCTTCCATCAACTGTACAAGGAAATATTACGAAAACAGGAGCTTTAGCTTCTGGTTCTTTGGCTGCTGGTTTTACTGCGGTAACTGTTCCCTTGGGTGGCACGGGAGTATCTACTACTACGGCTTACGGTGTTGTATGTGGCGGAACAACCACGACAGCCGCATTGCAAAATGCCGGGGCTGGTACTACAGGACAGGTACTTACAAGTCAAGGAGCTACTGCAATACCTACCTGGGCGAATAGTTCTGCTGTAGGTGGATTAGTTTTAATTGCTAGTAGCGCTCCGTCTGCGCAAACATCGGTTACGTTTAGTGGGTTAGGGACTGGTTATATTTATAAGTTGGTATATTCTCTCTATCAAAATACCACAGCCGGCCAACCTACCTTAATATTCAATAATGATTCTGGAGGAGGGCTATATTATTACGAAAGTTGTTATTTTATAGGTGGATCATATGGCTCATCTGATATTAATGCGGCATTTATAGGGTTAACTAATAGCACAGATACCGTAACTGCTGGCACTGCATTTACTGGCGAATACACATTCTCTACTGTTCAGGGAGCTACACATGACGTTACAATACAGGGAACTAGGGGTTATAATAGTGCTGCCATACTTAGTATGATGACCGGCATTTATCTTGGATCAGCCACATTGTCATCCATGAAGATAACAACAACTGCTGGAACTTTTACCGGAATTATCAGACTTTATGCGTATGAGTAAAGTTATATATTACAATAAAAAAATGTAATTATTTCTAGATAAGCGTGATTATACTTATAATCACGTATAATAATAATCACGCTAAACATTGGGGAATTAAAATGCCTTTAATCAAAAGTAAAAGTAAGAAAGCTTTTAGGTCAAATGTAAAAGAACTTGTTAATGCATATAAAGAAAAAGGAAAAATAGGAAC